GCAAACACTCAAAGCTAGACTTCCTCAGCCCAGTCGACTTTGAGCAAGGCTTAATGGGCTAAGCAAACCGTCCGGGAAACTGGGGGAAGCCCAATTCGCTTGATTCGTCAGAAGCAACAGGAAGCGGCAGCAGCACAACAGCAGCAGATGCAGCTGGCGCAAGCCGCGGCACAGCAACAGCCTAATCAACAGGCTGCTCAAGCAGTGATGTAACCGCAGATTGGGCATTTCCGGTGTGCGTTGATAAATAACTGTCAACAACAAAGGATGCCCAATCATGGACAACATCACTAGAGAAAAACTCCCACACCTTTACAACGACGTGTTCGCTAAGAACGCAGCAGGCATTGTCGTGCTCGATCACCTATGGCAACAGTTCATGGACAAGCCTGCAAAGCTTCCACTTGATCAGTTGGATTTGGCGTACAGAGAAGGTCAGCGATCGGTCATTTCCTTTATCCAACTGCAACGCGATCGTCTTGAACGCGAAGCAACACAACAACAAGAAGGAAATGAAGAATGAGCGAAGTAACAACAACAGAAGCCGCATCTACAACTGAAGTAGATCAGACGGAAGTACAAGAAGCGACTACAGACACCGCAACTGAAGTCACCACTACAGAAGTAGAGACAACAGAAGCACAGCCCGAACCGAAATTTGAGTACCCAAAAAAGTTCTTAAAAGCCGATGGCACACCGGATTACGAGCGTCTTGCAAAGAGCTACGTAGGTCTTGAGAAGAAACTTGGGGCAAAGCCAAACATTCCAGCTGCATCAGCAGATGAATACGAATGGACAGCACCAGAGAACGGTGTCGATCTACCAGAAGAAGGACTCAAGCAATTCAAAACGGAAGCACTTGAACAAGGCTTTACACCGAAGCAATACGAGTTCCTTATGAGTCGTTACAACGATGTCGTCGTAGGAATGCGCGATGCAGGGCCAACACCTGAAAAGGCAGAGGCAACGCTTAAGGCCGAATGGGGCAATGAGTACAAGGAGCAGCTGAAGAAAGCTCACGCAGGCTTTCAAGAGTTTGCACCCAGCTCAGCCGACATGAATGACCCTGTATGGAACCATCCTGAAGTCATGAAGCTACTTGCACGACTTGGCAACGAAGTCCGTGAAGACAGCATTGCTTCAAAGAGTCCTGCAGGCGGCAAAGAAAGTGTCCAGGCACAGATTGATGCATTGCGCAACAGCCCAGATTATTGGACAGCTGACAACCAAGCCAAGGTTCTTGCCTTGTACGAGAAGCTCAACTGATCAATAACCAAATCTCAGTAACCAACAAAGCGCCTTTTTAGGCGCTTTTTTTATGTCGTTGATAAATATCTCTGAAGGTAGTTCGAACACCGGATAAGTCGCAAGGCCCCAATCGTTCAAAGCTTACGTCAGGCCCTCCATTTGAGAGACAAGCACAAGAAAGGATTTCAAAAAAATAAATAACACCCCGGGAGGGAACAACAAATGGCATTAGCACCATCATTCAATAAAAAGTATTCCGACGATGTAACACACCTATCGTCACAAATGTCGTCAAAGTTAATGGGCAACACACGCCTACACCGCAATGTCGGCGGATCAACTTATGACTTCCACAAATTAGCAGGCTTGACAGCCGCGACACGCGCAGCAGGTTCGTTCGCTGAAGTAACAGGCTTAGACGCCACATCTTCAGTTGCAACAGCAACCCTTACTGACCACGAAGTACCGATCTACATTCCTAAATTCGATCAACTAAAAACAAACGTTGATGCGATGAAGGAATATCAGGTTGAAACTGTTGCAGGTATCAACCGTAAAGTTGATGATGTAATCATCGCTGCAATGGCATCCGGTGCAACAACAACATTGGCAACAACAGCTGGCGGCCTAACATTCGTTAAGCTTTTAGAAGCAGTGACTTTTTTCAACACAAACGATGTGGCTCCAGAAGACCGCATCTTCGTAGTTTCGCCAAAAGGCTTGTCCGAAGCTCTTGCAATCCAACAATTAACAAGCGCCGATTACATGCAAGTTCAAGCTGTTATGAACGCTGGTATTGGTAAGGCACTTGGCATGACCTGGGTTATGTCCAGCCGTCTTCCACTTGCTACTCTTGCTCGTACCTGCTTCGCATACAACAAGAAGGCAGTTGGCGTAGCAATGGGCAAAGATGTTTCTACAGAAATCAACTACATCCCACAGCGCGTTGCAACATTGGTTAACTCTACTGTGTCGCTCGGCGCAGTGGTTATCGATCCATTGCAAATCTGCAAGATGACCACAAACGAATAATCCATTAAGAGATTAAACACACAGGGCTCCCTCGGGAGCCCTTTCTGTTTCCGCAGCATTGAAGCATTGATTGGTTGAGTACGGATAAATATAAAAAGAACAAAAAGGGGGTTTCGTGGCCAGTCAAGTCCAAATCATCAATTTAGCACTCGGGAGGCTTGGAGCCAATGAGATCACTTCTCTCAACGAAGGCACAACAGAACAGAAGTTAGCTGTAAACGCTTGGGATATTGCAAGACGCGCATGTCTACGCGATCACGCATGGAACTTTGCAGCAACAGACGTCGAATTGAATCAGATCAGCGGCTATACGTCATTCGAATATCAGTTCGCCTACCAGCTGCCTTCCAACAACATTCGTCTACTCCAGGTCTACGGCAATCCAACATTCAAAATTCAAGGTCGAAAGATTCTCAGCAACCAGTCTGTTTGCAAGATCAAGTACATCGCGGACATCACGGACACAAGTGAATGGGACGCAAGCTTCACCGACCTTGTTGCGCAACGACTTGCAGCAGACATGGCCTTTGCACTTACGAAATCGCAATCAACTGCTGATTCAAATTACTCGATCTACGCACAAAAGCTGAAGGCTGCAAAGCACATTGACAGCACTGAAGACGTACAGGACATGCTGGGTGGCGAAACTTCGATCTATATCGGAGTGCGCGGTTAATGCCTAAATTAACTAAATTTCAAACCAGCTTCGACTTCGGAGAAATATCACCACGCTTGCTTGCAAGAGTCGATTTAACTGCCTACGCCAAGGCAACAAAGACGATGGAGAACTGCTATTCCTTGGTGCACGGCGGTGCAACCAAGCGTCGTGGAACACTGTTCACAGGTGCGCTATTCAATGAGGCAGAAAAAGGCAGGTTGATCCCATTTGTTAACGGCATCAACAACACCTTCATGCTTGTGTTGAGCGGTGGAAAGATGGAGTTCTTCAAGAACCTTGCTGCTGTTGAGACTTCGCCCGGTGTCCGCTACCAACTGACCATACCGTACACAGCAGCAGAACTGCCATACGTTCAGTACTCACAGTCCGGCAACACGATGTACCTTGTGCATCCGAACCACAAGCCGAAGCTGCTACAGCGCATCACGGACACAAACTGGACGTTGACCGACATTGCGTTCACCTACAAGGCTGTAAGTGATGTCACCTTCAGCAATGCCTTCATCACTTTCAAGATCATCAACGGCAGCAACAAATTCAACGTTGGTGATGTCTTCACGATCACAACAACTGCTGGAGCAATAAGCGGCAGCACTGGGCCAACACTGGGCGGCGGCACTCCAGCTGCAAACGGACAGATTGCTGGCATTGCCTCGATGCCTGGCAGCACAACATCCGAGACTTGGACCATCACTTGCACGCTTTCTACAGCAGCAAGACAGGAGTGGAGCGTAGTTGGCTCCGTATCAGGATCACCAGCTGCGTACTGGAAGACCGGCAACTATCCACAGACAGTCAGCTTCTTTGAGCAGCGTCTGTTCTTCGGCGGCACAACACAGTTTCCACAGCACATTTGGGGATCAGCAGCGGGCGACTACTTCAACATGACTGTAGGCAACCGCGACAGTGACGGAGTGATTGTTCAGATCGCAAGCAACGACTACAACGCACTGACGCACCTTGTGTCCGCTCGTACCTTGCTGCCGCTGACTTCATCAACAGAGTTCAGCTTTGCAGGTCCAAACAGCAACGCGATTTCTGGCATCAGTTCAAACATCATCAAGGACCACACACGCAACGGCGCGAACTACGTCAAGCCGCTTCGTATCAACCGCGAAGTCCTCTTTGTGCAGCGTGCAGGAAAGCGCGTGCACGCGATCAACTACAGCGTGTCTGAAGATGCGAACGAAGCACCCGACATTACGCTGTTCGCAGAGCACTTAACGCGCAATGCGAAGTTCACAGACATGACGTTTGCTGCGGACCCTGACTACATCGCGTGGGTAGTGCGCAGTGATGGAACACTGTGCTCACTTACGCACAGGAGAGACGTTGACCTAACAGCTTGGGCACGACACACAACAGATGGCGTTGTCGAAGCTGTAGCAAGCGTAGAAGGTCTTACAGCCGACGATGTTTACTTGATTGTCAAACGCACCATCAACGGTGTCACACGTCGCTACATCGAGTACTTCGACTACGTAGACGACGGACAGACCACAGACACTTGTTTCAGTGACTGTTCAGTCATCTACGACGGTGCACCTACAACCTCGATCACCGGCTTAAGTCATCTTGAAGGCAAGACAGTTACTGCTGTTGCAGACGGCGTTGTTATCCCACCGATGGTAGTCAGCAGTGGTGCAGTTGATCTGGAGTACCCCGCCTCTTACGTCACTGTAGGACTGCCATACACAGCAACCATTGAACTGCTCAATCCAGAGTTCGGCGACACATCGCAAAGCACAGCAGCGCGTGCCATTGCTGTTGAAGACATCCTTGTGAAGTTCCAGGACACGATGAACGCAAAGATCAATGGTGTCACGATTCCGTTCCGCAACTTGGGTGACTTAACAGACGCACCGACGGAGCCGTTTACAGGTGACAAGCGCGTGAAGTCAATTGGATGGCGTTCACCGAACAACATCATGATCACTTCGTCTGCACCTACCCCGTTTACTGTGCTCGGTGTGGTCATCACAGCACTGGTGAACTGATGATCAGGGTAGCAACAACAGCAGACATTCCGCGCTTGCTTGAGCTTGGCGCATCGATGCACAAAGAGAGCATCTACGCGGCGCACGACTACGACACAGCAAAAGTCGCAGAACTGATGTCTACGCTGATCAGCGTGAGCAGTGGAATCCTTCTAGTGTCAGAAGAGGATGGCGTTATTGAGGGTGGCTTCATGGGCTGCGTGCACTCGCACTGGTTCGGCAAAGACCTTGTTGCAACGGACTACGCATTGTTCTTATCACCAGAGCATCGTCACGGCAGCACAGCAGCACGACTGATCAAGCACTACATCCTGCAAGCACGCAGCAAGGGCGCAGTGCAGATCACGCTTGCGAACAGCACAGGCGTGCATCTAGAGGGTGTTGCAAGGCTCTACGGCGCAATGGGCTTCGTGAAGCGTGGATACGTTTTTGAGCTTGTTGAAAGTGTTTGACCTCAGCACTCTTCCAAGCACAAGCAACCTTGCACTCACTGGACACTACAGACTGACGTTGGAGCAGTTCCATGCACTTGCAGTACCTGCTGAAGTGCTCAAGGCACGCACGATGATCTATGAGCTGGAAGCCATGCTGAATGACATCCACAGCGAAGCCAGCATCACACCAGACACGCTGACACCCATTCATCGCTTCACAGAAGGCATCTACACACGTGAGCTAACGATGCCAGCAGGCACGATCATCGTTGGCAAGCGACACGCACAAGAACACCTTGTCACGATGACAAAGGGCTTCTGCACTTGCGTGACAGAACGTGGCTGGGAGGACATGCATGGCAGCACAACGTTCCTGTCACCCGCAGGTGAAAAGCGCGTGCTGTTCATTCACGAAGAGACAACGTGGATCACAACGCACAGGACAGACGCGATCACATTGGATTCAGTCGAGAAGGATTTGATATTGAACGAGCAATCATTGATTCCACATAAATACACAAAACAAATAGTGGGGTGATGTATGACTTGGGTAGCAACAGGAATATCGGTAGCAGGGACCGTGTACAGCGGAATCTCTGCAAATGCTTCAGCAAAGGCCGGTGCTGCACAGTCACGCTTACAAGGCTTTGCATCACAAAAGGAAGCAGCACTAAACGACGCAACAGCGCAGCAAGAAGCACTCGACACGATGCAGTCTGCGCGTGATCAAGCGGATCAGATTAAGCGTGCCGCAATGCTGGCAAGAGGACAGATTGTTGTTGCTCAGTCGGCATCAGGAACCGTCATCGGTGAAGGCTCAGCACAAGCCGCTTTGGACCAGCTGGACACGCTGTCCAGCGCAGATGCACTCGTAGCCCTTTACAGCGGTGTCAACGCCGCTGCATCACGCCGCTTCCAAGGTCGCCTAGGTGTCCAGGCAGGAGCAGAAAAAGCAAAGGCATACGGGCTTGAAGCAGCTTCACAGGAAGCAGCAGGAAGCCGCGCATTGACGGGTAGCTTGTTGAGTGCAGGTGCACAGCTTGCAGGCGGGTACGTCAAGAGCAAGAAAGAATAAGGAGTTCCATACATGGCAATCAAGATCACAGACAACCTGTTGTCCAAGCCGCTTTACGCAGGTGGGCAAAGCGATGGCACAGAGAATGTCACACGCCAGTTTGGCAACCAGACAGAACAGCATTCAAGACTTCCCGGCGCGCCTGAGGGCTGGGGTGGTGTAGCGAATCGCTACGCAGGCGCAGAAGACAAGGCAACAGCACAAGCCTTCCAAGCAGTTGCAGCAAGCGTACAAGACACCGTGCAGTACATGGACGCATTGCAGACAGCTGAGGAAGACAGCAGCGCAAAGCGCATGAACCTAGAGATCGACAAGCGGGATTCAGAGATACGCACGAAGCTGGACGCCGACCCTGAGTACGCAAAGCGCAACACCACTGATCAGCAGAGCATCTACGAATCCGAACGTGACCTGGCTATTGACGAAATCCGTCAAGGCTACAACTTCACCAAGCCGAAGATCATCCGTCAAGTGGACGACAACCTTGCAATCTACAAGGCAGCAGCTTCGGAACAGTACCGCGAAAAGGTTGTCAAGCCACGTGTCATCGCGCAGAACAAGCTGAACGACTCGGCATCCGATGATCTTGTGATCGACAAGGTAACGATTGAACCTACACCAGAGAACATCGCAGGTGCAGCAAAGAACATTCTTGAACGCTACAACTCACCCACTGCATACGCGACCTATGGTGCAGCTGGCGCAAACGCACTCAAGGTGCAAGCCATCGCAAAGCTGCAAAGCGCAACGCTTACAGGCTTCCAAGAAACACTTGAAGGCTCACAACTTGCAAAGCTGTCTGGTCCAGAAATTGACACAGAGAACTTCACCACAGGCGCTGTCTCTCTGCTTGTCAAAGATCAGAAGCTACGTGCTGCACAGGTCATCGACCAGCTGCCGCTAAACGAGACTGAACGCCAGATACTCAAGAACAAGGCTGAGAAGTACGTTGACCAGTTTGCAAAGGCATCCGTCATCGATCACAACAGGATTGTGAAAGAAGGAGAGCAACTGGGCTTCCCCCAGTTTCCCGGACGGTTTGCTTAGCCCATTAAGCCTTGCTCAAAGTCGACTGGGCTGAGGAAGTCTAGCTTTGAGTGTTTGC